AGGATTGGTTGGGATGTGAATTCTCGGATCCAAATTCAACATGTAGTTGTAATTGCCCAGAACAAGGAAAATTCTTTAAGAATTATTTAGAATATACCAGATCGTATTCAACTTTCTGGGAATGCCCACTTGATCTTCCACTTAGAAGAAGAGCACAAATTTCTCAACTACAAGCACAAACAATTAAAGTTCGTGTAAATCCAAATACTAATGTAAAAATTGGAAGTATAATTGAAATTTATAATGCTAACGACATACCAGATGCTACGAAGAATAAATTTAAAAATATGTCTGGTAGATGGTTAGTATCTGAAATAACGCACATAATGGATTCAATAACTTATGTGATGGATTTAATATTGATAAGAAATTCGCTACATTACAATCCAAATGAAAGTCAGTCTCCTAAGTATATTTTTACAGATAAGTCAGATTCTATACAAAAAGATGAATAAATAATAAGATGCTTCAAAGAAAAGAACCATATGCTGATATACCTTTCTTTTTAAGTATGAATCCGTTTACCAATGACTTCAATCTTGTCAAAGAGTTGTCAGCAATTCGTCAGTCTGTTAAAAACATAATAATGACGAACAAAGGTGAAAGATATTTTAATGATTATTTTGGGTGTGACATATATGGTAGTTTGTTTGAAAATTTTGATTACACGATGGTAATTTCTCTTCAATCACGAATAGCGAACAATTTAGAATTATATGAACCTAGAATTGTGGTAAACGATGTCCGTATTTTAGATGACCCTGAAAACAATTCATTAAATATTATAGTTGACATTGGTGTAAAATATACAAATCTTTTAGATACGATACAGATCAGTTTATCAAGGAATAGATAATGGCAACAAACACCACACCTACAACTCTAGGAAGTCTAGAATTTAGTCAAATAAAACAAAGTTTAACTGATTACTTAAAAAATCAATCAATCTTTGCTGGATATAATTTTGAGGGTAGTGCGATTCAGACAATGATCGATTTAATGGCATATAACACTTTTTATTATGCCTATTATGCCAATATGATAAATGCCGAAGCGTTTTTAGACAGCGCACAGAAAGAAGATTCAATAATTTCTTTATGTAAACCACTTGGATATACAGTTCCATCTAGAACTGCTGCTAAAGCATTAATATCTGTATCAGAACTTTCTACAAATAATGATATTCCAGCAGGAACACGATTCACAACATCAAATTCAGATGGTGTAAATTACAGTTTTTATAATTTAGACAAAATTTCAGTAGTAGATGGATTGACCGATCAATTTTATGTTTATGAAGCATCAAAGTATGTCTTATTTGATGCTTTACCAACTTTTGATTTTGAGAGTCAAAAAGTAACAATAGCAGATGAAAATTTTGATATATCTTCAATTGAAGTTACTATAACTGAAACATTAGATGAAGTTACCACATTAGAAGAAGTATGGACTTCTGTTGGAAACGTAGGATACACCTCCAGAGTGGATGAAAATATTTATTTTATTGAACGAACAAGTAATGGATTTGCTATTTTATTTGGATCTGAAAATTCTGTTGGACGAGCAATTGACGGCAATATTTCAAAAATAATGATTCGTTACATAACAACAAATGGTGCGGAAGGTAATAATCTTTCATTGTTTAGAGTTCCATCTTTAACTGGAACAGTAACAACTGTTATTTCTTCTTCTGGTGGAAAAACTAATTTAGACTTAGACTTAGTTAGATTTGTTGCTCCAAAATGGTTTGCTGCTCAAGAAAGAGCAGTAACAGTAAACGACTACAAGGCACTTTTATTACAAACTGGTTATTTTGGGTCAGACAAACAATTTAATGTGTTTGGTGGTCAGGATCTAGAACCACCAAAATATGGTAGAGTCTTCGTTACTTCAAATTTAAGTTCAACCGACGAACGTGTTTCAGAAATTATCAACTTCTTAAAAGATAAAAGTGTAATTACTGTTCTTCCAGAATATATTACAACTAACGCATTAGACATATACACTGACTTTTCATTTAGAATGTCTGCTGGAAATAATACAGCACAAAAAAGAACATTGGCACTTTCTACTATAAAATCTTTGTTTCAATCTAATTACGCAACAAATGCCCAATTTAATGTGGAGTTTAGTGCTTCTGAATTTATATCGTTAATAAGAAGCAATACAAATACCATAGTAAACAGTGTTATAATTAGTCCTGACGATTTTACAATATATGCTCAAGAAACCTTAATAGCAGATAAAGAATACACATTTAATCTAGAAAATGAATTATATTTACAACCATATTCTGCTGTTGATATAACAGAACCATTTAATTTGATTAACTCAACAAATCAAGGTGTTCTTAAAATGTATGTTACTGCCAGTTCTTCGAAGAATGTAAAAATGCCTCTTCAGTTATGGGAAATTGATGCTTCTACTGGAGTTCAAACACAAATTAATGGAGATTTTGGTTATTTTATTGCTAATAAAGGAATAGTAAATATCAAATCAAATATTATTGAAGAAAGTGCGATATTAAAATTGATATTTGCCAACAAGAGTTTTAAAACAGGGTTAAATAATTTAGTAACATTTAATTATAATAATGTAACCGTACTATAATGCTTTCAACATCACTTAATCCAAAATCAACAACAGTACAAAATTCTCTTACTACACTGTATACAGAAATAGGAGAATTGAATTCTTTATTATTTGGATTGGAATGTCCAACAAATTATGACATAACAAATCAAATACCTTTGTGGATGATTTATGAAAAGCAAGCAAGACAATTAAATGGATTAAGCACTCTTTCAATCTATGATTTTCTTCAAAAATATTATGATTGGTTATATTGTGATGAATCATCTGGCGCTCAGTATGAATTGTCTAAAAGACTTTTAGATATTGTTGATATAGAAAAAACCAGAAGTAAATTTGTTGAAAGGTTAGCAAATATATACGCAAACGGATTCGACCCAAATGCTTTAGAAGCAAATGGCGGTCTTGTGCGCGAAGAGAATCTAAGAAAATTTATAAAAGGAATAAGAAGAACTTTTTATCATCGTAAAACTACAGAAGATGGTATTAGATATTTTTTCTCAACTTTATTTGACATAAATGATGAAGACATATCGATACAAGTTCCAAAAAAATTTATATTAAGACTTAATGGTGGAAGATTTGCGGATTCAAATTACGCATTTTTGAATGGTCAAACTGGAGATTATGAATTAACAAATGCGTTAAGTGGTAGTTATTTAAATGGGTCTAGGCTACAAGATAGTAATTGGATTCAAGATTGGTCTTATTTAATTAAAGTGGGTATTCTTGGATCGGAATATAAAACTTCATATCTTCAAATAGCACACCCTGCTGGATTAAAAATAGTATTTGAAAAAACACTCTCTGATTATCAGGGACCAACATTTGATGACAATGCTGTTACTGTTTGCGAAAGCGCATTTTTAAGAAATTATGCTCCATACGGAATTTCATTTAATTACTCAAGCAGCACATCGGGATTAACTTACGCATCTCCTGCTTATTGGCAAAATGTTGCTGGACTGACATTAATAGGTCTTCCAAAAAATACAGGTTGTTGTGGAGCAAGTTTTGCTGGATTTTCTGGACCAACTCATCTATTTCCAAATTGGGCAGGAGATTTTACAAGAACAAACTTTAAAGACATATATATCAGCTCAATGTTTGAACTTTGCTATCCAACTGAAGCTGGATCATCACCAAACTCTGGATTTGTCTGTACATAATAAGGTAATCATAAATGAGTACAAAAACCGTAAATGCTAAAAAATTTGTAAAGGAAACAGGCACAACGAACCAGTTGTTTGTATTTGCTGGTTACAATCCAAATCCAATTTTATCTGATGCTAACGAAACAGCAATTAATCTTTGGAATTATTCAGATTTTGCTGTTCGTGTTGGACAAAATAGTGTTTTACCAGTAGTTCCATATATTAAATGGACAGAAAAAAGACCATTTAAACCCTGGTACTCTACAAAACCAAATATTGGAAATTACTACGCATATAACGATCAAAATGGATATGTTTATCTTTGTATTTCCGATAATACAAACAATAGATCAGACCATTCTGGGTTGAATGTTTCAAATATTCGCCCATCGCATATTTCAGGAATTCAACGATATTCTGATGGGTATTCGTGGAAACCTTTATATAAGATTACTTCATCAATAGAACGATTTGTATCTACATCTTGGTTGCCTGTAGTGTCATTTGATTTATTTGATAATACACCACAAACAAGTCAAACCTCACTAACTCAAAATTTTTGTGGTTCGTTTGGAACTGGAGAAACTGGGCAATGTGCCATATACGCAAAAATAGCATTGAATACAGATGACGACGCAGGAACTACAGAATATGAAAAAGGCGATTTATTCACAATAGCATCAAATATAACATGTAGCGATTGTTATTACTTGATGAATGGTAATGATAAATATGAACCAGTTTTTTATAATTCAACAACAACCGTTCCAACCACAAGACAAATTTTAGACAATTATTCTACCATAGGATCTTTAATTAATACCAATGAAATTACAGCATCTTCTCCATATTATCATCTTTATCAAATAAATGAAAATGATGGCATTTCTGAAGGATCTGTAATATCAGCATTTATTGATTTGTCAGGATTCAGCACAACACAACTTATAGTTACTTCCTCAAATCCAGAATTTACAGTTTCAAGTAATGCCAAAAAATATCTGCTTG